TGATGGAAGAAAAAGATGAAGCCATCTATGCTCTTGATAAGACTATTAAGGCATTACGTAGCCAAGTAGCAACATATGAAGCTACCATAAGTGAAATCAAGAAGGAGAAGATAGCTGCACTACGCAATCAAGAGCAGTTTTGGAGAAAAGCTTATGATGACAAATTTAATATACAAGGTCATCGTTATGTATTCTGCAATATACCTAACAATGATGAGGGTAGAGAAATAGTTAAGAGTATAAAAAAGTATCTTAACACAGACTCATACACAGTACGTGTTAAAGGTCAGTATCTTGATGACACAACTAAGCAAACAGAAGGTTGGAGAAAATATAGCTATGGTCAACCAATCTCTAAGTCAAAGTGTCTTCGTGTATACATTGATAAGAATAAGAAAGTATCTGAAGATGGCTAGACCTAAAGGCACAATCATAAGTCACCTACACCAAGTAGAGAAGCTCAAAAGATTGTATATCAAACACGCTCAAAAGTTTGGTAAAATCAATGAGCAACGCTATCTTGGTGTACTAGATGGGTTAGACCTAGCTATGGAACTAACTCAAAGTATCAGAACTTTTGAAAAGGACTTAGAAACTAGATGATAATTTCAAGTATAGAAAAACCTATTGGTAAGTCTTGGGGTACTGCCAAGAGATACTCTGCTCATTTTTATAATACGAAGTTTCCTATAAGTGGTCAGTACTTAGTGTATGTCGTTGTAGGTAGAAAGTGGGCAAGAGTAACTCAAGGCGATTTGGTATCTAACAAAAACAAAAGGCATCAGTTATCTAGATTTAGAATGTCTTTAAAAGAGTGGAATGAAATAAAGAAGGAGAAGTTTGATGAGTAAATCAATTTGTCATAGTTGTAAGAAACAATTTATTACAACCAAGATGTATAGATTTTATGATCTATTATATTGTTTTAAATGTAGCATGATCAAACTAAGGGATATGTTATGACTTGGGTATTGTATGTTTTGTTTATGGCTGAAGATAGAACACTTCAACACATAGCTGAGAAACGTTACTTTGCAACTGAGCAAGAATGTTATCAGCATTACAACAAGCATAGGTCTAGTATTGATAAAAGTATCTATGAAATCATTAGACCTAGAATAAATAAATCAGAAATACTACACGTTGGGTGTATGCCTACAACTGCAAAGATGGAGATCAAATGAAAAAACTTAATGCAAAGCAAAAAGACAGAATAAAAAGTCTTGAAAAAAGTTTAGTTTGTTTATTGTACAGACAAGCAAAGCAAATGAACAAAAAAGAACTTCAAGAGGTTTTGTTTTGGGAAGAAGATACAACAAATAGTTGGAATCTAAAACAATGCCAAACTCAATACGTAAAAGATCAGTTTGGTTGGATAAACGATAATCATATTCATTGGAAACATGAGTGTGATGAAGCTTGGAATAATGTAAAGGAGATTAAGTAATGGATGCAAATAAAAAATTTGAAGAAGCATTTGATCAAATTAAAGTGTTCTATATGTTTATGTATGAAGACAAAGAGTTTATGCACTTCAAACATATATTGTATAGAGATTATATTAAAATAAGAAAAGAGGAGATTAAGCGATGAATGTATTAAATTTATTTGGTGGCATGGAAGTAGGAAGACTTGCTATGGACAGAGCCAATATATCTGTAGATAAATATTTTTCTGCAGAGATTGATCCTTATGCCATCAAGATAGCTAACAAAAATCATCCAGATATAATACAGTTGGGTGATGTAACTAAACTAAATACTAAAGATTTACCTAAAATAGATTTACTTATGGGTGGCTCGCCTTGTACAGGATTTTCATTTGCAGGGAAGCAGTTGAATTTCAGCGACCCTCAAAGTAAATTGTTCTTTGAGTTCATAAGAATTATGAAAGACTTAAAACCTAGATATGTGCTACTTGAGAATGTACGTATGAAAAAAGAATATCAAGATATCATATCATATCACATTGGATTTGAGCCACAAGCCAAAGATTCCAAGTGGGTATCTGCACAAAAGAGATACCGATTGTATTGGTTTGGTGAATTAATAAAAGGTAAGTATCGTGCTATTTACATACCACCACTAGAAGACAAGAACATTGTCTTGGCTGACATACTAGAAGATTTACCTTTTGATGATGCACCTAATTATCTCAAGGGTACATGGTGTGGCAGAGTCAGAGGAGATATGGTCAAGTCTGTAGATGATGACAAAGCTCACTGTCTCACTGCATCTATGTGGAAGGGTCAGATACCTACCTTCGTCAAAAGCAAAAACCCTATACACGTAGGCAATGCTAATGACATCAAAGGTTATGATATCATCAAGCGTGTGTATTCACCACAAGGTAAGTCACCTACCTTGACTACAATGCAAGGTGGACACAGACAACCTAAGGTTGCTATTGGTCGCTTGGTCAATCGTAGACTTGATGAGCATGGTGTACGCAAAGACAATCAGCTTGAGCTACCACTCACCACACAACTAGAGGTCGGCTCTCATGAGAAATCTAATTGCCTAACTACTGTGCAAAAAGATAATGTATTAGTCAGTGACTACAAATACAGAAAGCTTACACCACTAGAGTGTGAGCGATTACAAACTTTACCCGATAATTACACAGAGGGTGTATCCAATACTCAAAGATACAAGATGATTGGTAATGGGTGGACAGTTGATGTGATTGCTCACATATTGGGTGAGGTATTATTACCTAGACAATATTTATAGGGGAGTATTATGAATACTAGAGTAAAAGACTTAATAACAGATTTAGGTTGGGAGAAGTACAACTTATCTGATGATGGTAAAAAAACTTTAACAGAGTTGTTTAAAATATTTGACATAGGTCAATTTGATTATACAAAAAATCTTAGGAGAGTTATGCATGAACATAGGGATAACGATAATACTAAAAGATAAGGACAAGTGTCCCAAAGGACATGACATAAAAGTACAAACCAATGGATATGCTTATTGTGTAGAGTGTGGTGGGCATACCTTATATCAACTAAAGGAGAAGTAGTATGTCTAAAAAAGATACAAGGCGAGATGCATGGAACTTCGATTATGTGGGATTTAAATCAAAGAAAAAGAAAGTTAAACCCCATTGGGAAATTATGTCTGATGATTCATTTAATAAGACATTAAAATTAGTAATAATAATCTTATATTCTTTTGCTATCATTTCAGTAGCTAGTGAACTCATAGCAGGAACTTGGAATGACAAACCTGTTATGTGTGCAAAAGAAAAAGAGATGATGTATACGATACAAGATAAAAACGAAAAGTTATTATTTAATGCAGTACAACTAGCTAAAGTTAGAAGTAAAGAGGGATTACAAGATGAACCTGTTATGATACCTCTACAAATATATGCTAACATAAAAACTAAAACATATACTATTGTGGAGTTCCATCCTGAACATAGTATATATTGTGTGGTTAGTTATGGTACTAATTTAGATTTTACTTCACCAAAATAAATAGAGGAGAATAGCAAATGAACAATGAAGAAATAATATGGTTTATCATGGGTATGTGTTGCATGGCATTCATACTAGGATTTTTAGGAGTAGGATTATGAAATTAAAAGATTTAATAATAGAATACTTTGGATCATACGAGTTTAAGAATCTAAGAGAAGATACTAAAAAACAGTATGTTTACTTTTTATCTGTTCTTACTGATAGCAGATTAGATGATTCAAAGATTGGTAATTATCAGTTGAAAAATATATCAACAAAAATGTGTAAAGTAGTTTACAAGGATTGGTGTGAACGAGGTGTATCTTTAGCTAATCATGTTTTATCTGTGTCTAAGATTGCTATTAACTATGCTATTGATATGGAGTATATGAAGGTTAATCCTTTTCGTAGTGTTAAGAAGCAAACTACTAAGCCTAGGAAAGTTGTTTGGACTAAAGAAGATATACAAACCTTCTTAGAGGTTGCCTACTCTAACTTTGAGACACGTAATGTAGGACTCATAGCACAAATGGCATACGAGTGGTGTCAAAGACTAGGAGATATGAGAATGCTTACATGGTCTAATTTAGACTTAGAAGCTAAGACTATGCACATAGAACAATCTAAGAGAAGAGCAGAAGTTTTCTTACCTATATCTGATGGTTTAACTAAAATGTTATTACAACAGAAACAAGATTATGGTTTCCAAAAATATGTCGCACCAAGACCAAAACCATACCGAGGTGAGTATCAACCCTACTCATTGTTCAAGCTTCCTTTATTGGCGAGAAAAGTTATGAACTTGGCATCTTTGTCTGACGAACTAAGATTAAGTGATCTAAGAAGAACGGGTACAACAGAGATGGTTGACGCAGGTGTTTCTATGGCGAATATCATGTCTGTAACAGGTCATGCTAATCCTCAGAGCGTAAAACCATACATGAAGCATACCCTTGCTAGTGCTAGTCTTGCGTTGAATATGCGTAATAATTTGACAGAAAATTAAATCCATGTTATGTAAAACATTACCTATGCCCAACGATATATATACCTATATAACACATATTAATGTTAGTCTTGATGAAACAGTTAGAATGGATTGTCCTATATGTAATGGACATAACACCTTTACTGTTACAAATGAAATGGGATTCTTACTCTATAATTGTTATAAAGCATCTTGTGATGTATCAGGCAAACATAAAGTAAGATTATCTGCTGAAGACATACAATCTAAAGTGACTAAAAAAGAAGCAGAAAAAACTCTTCCCTACGAGGGAACAGATTTACCAAGCCATGTAGTTTCTTATGAAGGCAGAGATGATGTTATTGAATGGTGTAAACGTTGGGATTTAGACCCAAAGAAAATTGACATTCATTATGATGTCAAAGAAGAAAGAGTTGTGTTTCCTATCAAACATGATGGTCGTATTGTAGATGGTGTAGGAAGATCATTAAAAAATTTACTTCCAAAATGGAAAAGATATGGACAAACGAGATTGCCCTTTACCTTTGGTAGTGGTAAAGTGGCAGTAGTAGTTGAGGATTGTGTTAGTGCCTCTGTCATAGGCAGTGATATGTATTTAGGGGTAGCTGTGTTGGGTACTTCATTGTCTGAAGAGCATAAGAAATATTTAGCACGATTCTCAACTGCAATAATTGCATTAGACCCTGACGCTATCCCAAAGACAATGCAATTCGCTAGAGAACTTAGAACATTTGTAAAGGATGTAAAAGTTTTAAAGCTAAAAGATGACTTAAAATACTTTAACACAGAAGATATAATTAATTTATACAGCTTAACCCCAAAGGAGAAATCAGAATGGAGTTGTCATTAATAAGAAGCCTCATGGACAAAGAGTTCTATGATGAACATAGAGGTGCAAAATGTCCAAACAGACTATTCAATAAAGAAACAAGCAAAGTTAAAAAAGCAATTGATATTGCTATGGATAGGTACTCTAGATCAGTAACACCTGATGAGATTGAAGCATTGTTTATGGCTAACAATCCGACAATGACTACCTCTCAAAAACAAGCGTACTCAGTTTTATTTGCACAAATTAAAAACGAACAACCTTTAGGCAAAGACATAGCTCAAGAAGTCTTATCTAAACTCTTTCAAAGAGTTGTAGGAGAAGATGTAGCTAATTTAGGGTTTGAATATGTGAATGGTACACAATCAAGTTTAGAACCTTTACGTTTACTACTAGAGCAGCACAAAGATGACTTTACACCTGATTTAAATGTAGAATGGGATGATATGGAAATAGATACTTTATTAGCAAAAAATGATTTAGAAGCTAGATGGAATTTTAATATACCTGCATTGACTAGACATATAAGTGGTATCAATGCTGGACATCTTATTGAAGTTGGAGCAAGACCTAATACCGGGAAGACAAGTTTTCATGCAAGCATTATCGCATCACCAAATGGATTTGCTAAACAAGGTGCTAATTGCATAGTGCTATGTAATGAAGAAGGTTCTCATAGAGTAGGTGCTAGATATCTAACTGCTTCAACAGGTATGACTATGCATCAAATAAAGCAAGAACCAAATAAAGCTAGAGACTTGTATGCACCTATCAAAGACAAGATTAAAATAAAAGATGCCACAGGTAGAGATATGTCATGGGTAGAAAGTGTGTGCAAATCTTACAAACCTGACATTGTTGTATTGGATATGGGAGATAAGTTTGCTAGAACAGCAGGTTTTGCTAGACCTGATGAAGCATTAAAAGCTAATGCCATATATGCAAGAATGATTGCCAAAGAACATGAGTGTGCAATATTTTATATGTCTCAGCTATCAGCAGATGCCGAAGGAAAAGTATTATTAAATCAATCTATGATGGAAGGCAGTAGAACAGGTAAAGCAGCGGAAGCTGATTTGATGATTTTGATAGCTAAGAATCCACCTAAACAAGATGACGATCCCGATGCAGAAGATTTACAAAGACATTTGAATGTAGTCAAAAACAAATTAACAGGTTGGCATGGTACAAGACATTGTACTCTTAATTATAAGATAGGCAGATACGAACCTTGAGCCAATATACTTTATTTAAAAACTTACCCAAAGATGATAACCCAACTGAAGATGGTGTTGTATGCATTAAGTGTGGCATACGACAACCTATTACAAAGTTTGCTGTTATGGCATCGGGAGAGATTAAGAGAACTTGTAAATCATGTAAGAATGGACATAGACAAGTTATACAAAAACTAAGAAGAGAAAATTCATATCCTAATAAAAATTACAAATGTGGTATTTGCAACAAGACATTAGATAAACTTAGTAAGTATGGTCAAATAAGATTAAAGTCTTGGGTGCTAGATCATTGTCATGAGACCAATACCTTTAGAGGTTGGATATGTCATAAATGTAATACAGGATTAGGTGGGTTTTCAGATAATTTAAAGATATTAAAAAAAGCAGTTAAATATTTAAAAAAGCAT